ATAAACAGGGAATGGAGATGTTGCCGTTCCATATGTTCTAAAGTTAAACCCTTCAAATCCACAAGGTAATGCATCTACAGGAGCATCTTCGTTCATTTCTACCATAATGTATGTAGAATTAAGTTGGAACTCACCATCTAATGAACCCACTTTCTTAGCGATGAAATTATTTTGACTTGGGTCCATACTACAGTTTGTAAATTTCTCTACAACAACTGGATTAGTATCGGTATCATAATAATCACGAACGAATACATCAAAAGTACCATTAGCAAATGAAATGTTACCAATTGAAATTTTAATTTCGTAGTTAGCGGCGTCTCCATCGGCAATGGTATAGAACTTGAATAAGTTATAAACTTTAGTACCTCTAAGTTCAGACACAACCCAAGGAGAACTTGGAGTTTGATATCTATCTAAATACCATCCAATTGAATCGGAAGCATTACTTTGAGCCGAATCCAAATCAACTAACACAGGTTTTAAACCTCTAATGAAACCTTTTCTCCATCCGTAGTTTAATAACGCTTGGAATCTTTCCTCAACAAATAAAGGAACTACGGTTCTTGGTTTTCCAAAATTAGTTGTTCCAAATACTTTTGTTAAATACTCCGCATCTGACGTTGAGAATGAAGCTTCAAAATTAAAGTTAACACCGTCATTATTTGTTACATTTATACCAAACGGTAAGTATGGGTTTTGTAATACACCAGCATATTGACCTGTCATATCTAAAGATACATTATTCAAATTAGATACTTCGTATACAGGGTTATTACCATTCACGTATGTTGAGATACCTCTTGATCTAAATGTTGCTACAACCATATCATCATAATTAGTATATGATGTACCGGTATAGTAGTAGATTACACCCATTACGGATCCTGAGTAACATTCAACAGGAACAGGAATTGTTGTCGTTGTAGTTGTTGTTGGAACAGGAGTAACACAAGGATTAGTTGTTGTGGATGTTGTGGTTGGTGCCGTAGTGGTTGTTGTTATTGGTGTAATGTTTGTGACACCTGTAACAATTGACCAAAATGAGAAACCTGAATAATTACCACTACCATCATTTTCAAATAATGAATAATACCAAGATGTGTTAGCCCCATCACATAATGTGTTTTGATCAAAAGGAACTGCGGGAACACCATATACGTTTGTTGTTGCGGTATATGTACCATTTACAGTTAACGCACTATAGTCATTACCGTCAACACTACCAAAATAACTGATGTTAGTATCTTCTGCTGTTAAAGGGTTAGAACTTGTTATAACACCAAAGATTAAATCTCTAATATTACTGTCTAATGTTGAAGTTCCTCCTTGAGGTGTTTCATAACTTACATCAAGTAAATCTTGAATTTCACTAGGGAAATTACTTAAATATTCTATACTTGTTGTTGAATTAGTACATCCTGTAAAATCAACCACGAATGGTAATTCTAATGGTGTAACACATATAGGGTCACATGATCCTGCTGGTGTAACGGCACTAAAACAATTAATTCCGATTGTAGAACAATCTACGTTTGCCGTAGTTAAGATTGACCAAGATGGTCCCGCATCATAACCCGAAAGTCCTAAGATTCTCGTTACGAATAATTGATTAGATTGTTGTAAATAAGATTTTGCGATATACGCAGCCTCGTATTTTGGGATTTGTGTGTTCACAAATTTTTCAGGTGTAGTTCCTCCAAAATAGGTTTGGAACTCGTCAAAATTTCTGATGAAGATCGGTTCAAAAGCGGGACCTTTTAAGGTCTCCCCTGCGATACCTAAAGTTGTAACACCAACACTCTGTGCTACAAAACTTAAATCTACTTCAGAAGTATAGACGCCTGGTGATACAAATACTTTACTATTAGCCATTGTCTTTTTTTTTGTTTAGTTGTTTTATTTTCTATATAAATATTAGTTTTTTTTGTAAAAACTTTACTTCTTCCAAACTATTTATATTTTGGTAAGATTTTATTCTGCCTTTTTTCTACCTATGGATAAAGATACTAAGAAGATAAAAAATTTGAAGATTTCTATTGAGGCTCACGAAACCCTTAAAAAGTATTGTGATAAGCGTGGGATTAAAATGTATCGGTTTTTAGAAAACCTGATAATGGAAAAATGTAAAGAAAAAAGGGATATCTACGGAGAAGATTAATTACAACAATTCCTGATTGAAAATCAAGAACGAAGTATCGTTAGGAAATTGTTTGTAAATAATGATTTTTAATGTGTCCCCACTATTAATTTGTATTTCTCTAACATCGTTCCCATAATAAAGACCATTGATATAAACTTCATACCCTGACGGAGGGGTTCCACTTGATATATTATCACTATCAACAAATCTTAAGTTAACATTATAATCAAAAACTTCGGTGACTTCATTTGCTGTAACTCCTGTTGCGAAATCATATCTTTTAACTGAAGGTGGATTTGGTTCTTCCTTTTTTTGTCTTTTCCTTCTTGTTTTAGTTTCCGTTTCAAAAATCTGAAAAACTCTTGTGATTGCTGGAGTAATCTCAAACTCGTCTTCATCAATAAGGAAACCTAATAACGTAAATGTATATTTTTGAATATAAAATTTTCTCTTTTCAAGATCCAACACCGATTCATCTGTTATATCATTCATTATGATCGGAATATAATGTCCTTTGATAACTTGATACGCTTGTCTTGATGCGAACTTTTCAAGAACGATTTGATTGAACCTATTAAGTTCTCTCATTCTATTACATAATATTGCTACAGTATATGTTATATCAACAGGAACTGGTTGAGGTATTTTGTAAATATCCATACCATGTCTCTGCCCATCCCATGTTGGGACTTTGGCATAATAATATTGTCTTCTATTTGGTATATTCCATCTTAATGCCGGATTTGACCCAAATTTAACTTCAGGTGTTCTGATAGTTGTAATAAATGGGGGTTCAACATTTTTATCAATATTTTGAAAATCCCAAGTTTCAACAAACTGTGACCAGTTCTGTGTGGTTATCATAATATCAACAGTCGGTATTACGGATCCTTCAACCACACATCTTAATTCATCTCTAACAAAATCTAAAAACCCACGATCTAAATCTGCGTGCAATAAGGATTTTGGAAGATAAGTTCCATCATCTGAAATCATATCCGCAATCTCATGTCTTCTCGTAGTTAAGATCTTTTTCTCTATAAGAGGAATGGTTTTTTTTATTTGTTTTGGGAATCCCATAATTAATTAACTAAATATATTTTATCTTCTAAATTTATCATTTGTACTTCATTCGCAGTATAAATTGGTTCTTTTGTTTTTTTAATGAGAAATGTCTCATCAAAATAAGGGTTGTATTTAATAACGGTATTAGTGTCAGGAATTGGAATATCATCACAAGGAAACTCACAGTAATCAAGTAATGTTCCAGCAACATAAGCATGGACATTCTTTTGTTTTTCTGATCTTACTTTTTCTTTACCTTTTTCCCCAATTAAAAACTTAACATTCTTTAATCTAACATAATCTGCCTTTAATACCACAATACCACCAAATGTAACAGAGAACATATGTCTTGTTATATCATAATAAACTTTAACGTATTTGTTTATTAATAGATTTGGGTCATCTTTAATAGAATATATTAATTCTTTATTTTGTACTTCATTCAATATTAGTTTCATAATCCTCTAAATTCATTTGGACCAACAGGAGATGCCATTATCGTACGATAAAAAGGTTTATATCCTGCGTATGTATGTTTATTGTCAGACACAACACGACCATCATTATTAACGGTATAGTATCTAACTAATGTTTCTGTTTCATAATAACCTATATAATCACCAAAATTAATGTCAATTCCTAAGTCATCTAAAGTTTTTTGGTAAACAGATATTTTTATATTACCTGGTTCCATTTGATCCACTCTTGTTGATCCTAACATTTTGTTTTCAGGAGCCATAACTTGAACAAATCCATTAAACTCAATTGGGGGTAAAAACTTGATTCCATCAGAAACAGTTTCACCATATACGTCATCGGTTTTTGTTTTGTATCTATCAACACGATATAATACACAAGTGAAATTCATATCACCAACCAACCATTCCTCACCCATTGAAATGTCTAAGTCAAAATCGTTCGATCCAAAAAATTTACCTATCCTTGTAATAGGAACTTTATTTGCCATATTTTCGGTATTTATTGATAAATATCTTTTTTATTGTTATTTTTATTAAAAAGGAAAATTTGGATATTAATCAATC